TCGGCTTCAACATCAAGGCCTTCGATCTGCCGTTCCTCATCAAGCGCTCCTGGAAGCACCGCATTATCCCACCCTACTGGCTGCGCCAGGGACGCTACTGGAACGATCTGGTGGTCGATCTGCGGGAGGTGTGGCAGCTCGGGGACAATCGAGCCCATGGCAGCCTCGGATCTATCTGCCGGCACCTGGGCCTCGGGGACAAGACAGGCAGTGGCGCCGAGTTCAGCCTGCTGTGGAATACCGACCGCCAGGCAGCCATCGACTATTGCCTGCGGGACGTGCAGCTCACCCAGCAGGTGGCCGATATCCTGATTCCGGCCTACTGAGGAGAAGCCATGACATGGATAATTCCCAGGCAGTTACACACATCGGCCTGTGCGCTGGATACGGAGGCATTGAGCTTGGACTGCACCGAGCAGTCCCAAATCTGCGCTCAGTCGCTCTTTGTGAGATTGAAGCCTTCGCCATCAGCAATCTGGTTGCGAAAATGGAGGCGGGACACCTGGACGCGTCACCTATTTGGACGGATCTTAAGACCTTCCCTTGGGCAGCGTTTCGTGACCGCGTGGACATCCTCACTGGTGGCTACCCATGCCAACCCTTCAGTGCAGCCGGGCAGCGCCGAGGCAAAGACGACCCAAGGCACTTGTGGCCCTATATCGCAGACGGCATTCGACTTCTCAGACCCCGCTGCTGCTTCTTTGAGAACGTCGAAGGACATATCAGCCTGGGGCTGTCCGACGTCATCGAAGACTTGGCAGGAATGGGTTACAGAACGACGTGGGGCATATTCAGCGCGTCTGAATGCGGTGCGCCTCATCAGCGCAAGCGGGTCTTTATCTTGGCCTACAATGACAGCGAACGAAGCCAAGAACTCGCAAGGCAAGTCTCAACTCAATCGAACACCCCCCCCCCTCGGGACGTTTGTGCTATTGGCCAACAGTTCAAGCCAGCGAAGCCCGTCAGGGCTTTCAGGACAGGAGTCGAGGTATGAAAGGCAGTCAGGAATCACTCAGCACGGTTGTCGTGAAGCATGGCCCTCCCGTCCCGGCGAGCAGCAGTACGGATGGGAGCCGCCCAGGGTTGTGGCAGACAGCCACCGTATCGACCGGAGCGCACCGGCAGAAGGACGGGAGCATGATCGACAAGCTGGACCAGCAGGTGAAGAGCCACACCAGCGGCAAACTCAACCCGCGCTGGGTGGAGACGCTGATGGGGCTGCCGGTGGGATGGACTATGCCGAGCTGTGTGTCTCCGGTGACAATCGAACGGACGAGCTCCGACTGCTCGGGAATGGAGTCGTGCCGGCCACCGCAGAACGGGCCTTCCGAGTGCTGATGAAAGAGCTATACACCGCCCCGGCTGTCAGCTAGGGAGCGGCCTGTCGACGTGAGCCGTGAGAAGCAAACGCCGAAACCACAACCAGAACCCATGTTCAACAAACTTTTCCCCACCCTTTCCGTGTTACGTCGCGTTGGTTCTGCGCGAGTTCTCACCACGGTCTGGGTGGGGTTTTCCGTTTAAGACATGATAATCGAACCCGACTTTCTAGATCACTGGAAGACCCGTCTACTGATGCGGTTACTCGACACCGAGGCAGCCCCAAACTACGTCATCCGACTTTGGTCTCACTGCCAGACCAGAAAGACAAACAAGTTCCCAGAGTGGAGTCCGGCAATTCTGGCATCGGTCTGCCGGTGGCCTGGTGATGCCGATAAGTTCTGGTCTGCAATGATGCAGACATTCTGCCGGCACGAGGACGGATACCTGATCGCCCACGAGTGGGACGAGGTGAACGCCAGCCTGATCGCTTCCTGGTTCAATGGAGGCAAAGGAGGGCGCCCAAAGAAACCCATGGGTAACCCACGGGTTAACCCAGAATCGAATCCGGTTAACCCACGGCTAACCCATGGGGTAACCGATAGAGAAGATAGAGAAGATAAGACAGAGAAGATACAGGCGGACAAGCCGCCCACCGCTCGTTTCCAGAAGCCTACGCTCGAAGAGCTGACTGCTGAAGCCATTAAGATCGGCCTACCCATCACCGAGGTCGACAAGTTCCACAATTACTACGAGTCCAATGGTTGGAAGGTTGGTAAGAACCCGATGAAGTCCTGGCCGGCTGCCTTGAGGAACTGGTTGTCTCGCCTAGGAGACGCCTCGGGTCTGGTTGGATGTAAAGGCGCGGCGAAAAAGGAAGTCGACTGGAGGGACTCCGTATGAGCGACCCCTACTATCCCAACGACGACGAGCTGGGAATGATCGGCGCCTGCCTTACCGGATCCATAGACACCTGCTCGGATGCCCTGGCAGACATCCGGAGCGAATGGATCACCCAGGACAACCTCCGGCTGACCTTCGATGCCATCCGCGGCCTGGTGCAGGAGAACAAGCAGCCGACCCTCGGAGAACTTGGGAAGGAATGGAAGAAAGCCTACGGCCAACTACCCATGCCTTTCGACCAGTGGAACCAGGCCATGGAAGTCTGCCCATCTCCAGCAAACCTGCCGTACTACATGAAGGGCATCACCGAGGCAGCACATCGGCGACAGCTCAGAGACGCCGGAGACCGCCTAATTCGAGAGTCTGCTGTCCTGACCCTCCAACCGGATCAAATCGTCGCAAATGCTGAAGCAGGGCTCACCATTGATGTCTCCAAGGAGACACTGCAAACGTCGAAGCAGGTGGCTGGATCTTTTATCGACGAGATGCAGGACAGGTTCAACCGCAAGGGCACGCTGTCAGGCATCGCCACCGGCTTCCATTGGTTCGACCACAAGACCGACGGCCTGCAGCTCCGGGAGATGGCGCTGATTGCAGCCCGGCCAAGCATCGGCAAAACAGCCATCGCCATCGCCATCGCGCACAAGGCAGCCATCCAGGACAAGGTGCCCACCCTGTTCGTCAGCCTGGAGATGTCTCGGGCAGCTATCTTTAGACGCATGGTCTCGACCATTGGAAGCATCCCCATGCAGAACCTAAAGAGCGGCGACCTGACCGATGGCGATATGAGATCCATGACTGCCGCCTCCGCTAAGATCGCAGGCAGCCCCCTATGGTTCCTCGATGGACCCAGCAGCCACAGCATCTCCAGCATCACCGCCCACGTCAGAAGGGCTGTCAGAAAGCACCAGGTGCGACTGGTGATCGTCGACTACATCCAGAAGGTGAAGGCAGCCGACCGCTCAGAGAAGCGCACCTACGAGGTGGCCGAGGTCAGCGGCAAACTCAAGGACATCGCAGTCCAGACAGGTGTGGCCATGCTCGCGCTGGCGCAGTTAAACCGGGAATCCGAGAAGGAAAAGGGCAGGCAGCCCAAGCTCTCAGACCTGGCCGACAGCGGACAACTGGAGCGCGATAGTGACCTCGTGGCCCTTCTAAATCGTGACAGAACAGAAGCAAGCGGCGAGGCTTCGATCATTATCGCCAAGCAAAGGGACGGAGAATGCGGCACGGTTAAACTACACTACGAGGGCCAATACTGCCGCTTCTCCGACCCATCACCCAGTTTCTAAATACCAATGACCACACAATACAGCATCAGCCAGACCCAAGTCCTGCGGGAAGCGAAGCACCTGGTCCGCTACGCCATCAAGCACGGCTGGATGTCCTACCCGCGCGGCACCCAGATGGACGCCGAGGGCGACCCCATTCCCAACCTGGAGCCTGAGGAGGAGACCAGCAGCCCGATCACTCCGGAGCTGTGCAACAAAGCATTCCTGCTGAGAGAGAGAGGGATCACATTGGATAACATTGCAACAGTGTGTGGTGTTCCTCGTGGATCTATTGCTTACATTGTGTCAAAGGGTCACGAGGATTATCTCTTAAGGCTAAGAACAGATCCCAATAGCACTAAGGAATCTTTTTGATAATACCCAGAAACAGGTGAACGCGAGACCCCTATCGTTCTGAGCGTGTAATGCTGTCAATAAATACCTTATGCCAACACACATACAATTCCTTGTCGACCAGTATGGCTTGGCCAACGTGGCCTGGTTCATCCGCCTATTGAAACGCGGGACACCTCCAGAACAGCTTGCGGCCTATTGCGTGCCCAAGGAAGGCGACTCCCGAAGGGACGGCGTGTTCCGAGCCCTCCAATATGCGGCCACCCTGCCCGACTCGATGATGCCCGAGGAGATCAAGAACGCCTTACAGCCATGACCCAGAAGGAATACGGCGACAGGATCGGTATAAGCCAGCCCCGGGTGGCCCAGCTTATTGCCCAGGGAATGCCTATGACCAGCCCGGAGGCTGCCGACATTTGGCGCTCTCAAAACATCCGCTCCAAGCGAAAACCGGATTCACACAAGACACCCACACCAGAACCCACCGCAATCGAACAGGAAGGCCCCTACCGCCCCGCGGAAGCCTCAAACCCTATCGACACAGCCACCGCGGCTATCGACTCGCCACAGGGCGCCTACGAGCGGCAGCGGCAAATCGAGCGTGCAGCCTACGACCTGGCAGTCGAATCACTCCGGGGAGGTCGGGCCGACGCAGGGCGCCTGGTCGCCATCCATGCCGCGGCAGCCAAGAACCTGACCAGCGCCCGTGACGAGGTGATCGCCCAGGCCGAGAAGGAACGGCGCTTGGTCAGCGGAGACTGGGTGCGCCGGGTCATGCAGGAGCACGATGGGGCGGTGGCATCGCTGCTCAAGGCCATGCCCAAACAGCTCTCAGGCCGGATCAGCCCACATGACCCCGAGCACTGCGAGATCGAGCTAACCCGGTGGGTCCAGGAGGTGGCCCTCAAAACATTGCACAACACAGACCCATGGAAATCCTGACCGACCTCCAGCGCTCCCTCTTGGATTACCGCCGGAACCTCTACCGGCCAACACCACAGCAGACGGTGGTCGAATGGTCCGAGGCCAACCTCCGGCTGACCCAGCGGCAGACCGAGCACCCCGGGCCGTTCTCCACCTCGGTACGGCCCTACACCCGGGAGCCCATGGAGGCCTGGAAAGATCCATCGGTCTCCGAGGTGACCTTGTGCTGGGGCAGTCAGACATCGAAGACCACCACCCTGATGGCCGGCCTGGCTTGGCTGATCACCAACGAGCCCAGCCCGGCCCTATGGCTGATGCCCTCGGAGAATCTGGCCAGGTCATTCTCTAAGTCCCGCTGGCTGCCCATGCTGGAAGACAGCCCGACCATGCTCGAATGCTTCCCGGCCGAGGCCGACAAGATCACCAACCTGGAGCAGAACTTCACCCGGTCGACCTTGACTTTTGTCGGATCCAACAGCCCGGCCAACCTAGCCAGCCGCCCGGTACGGGTGCTGATCGCCGACGAGGTAGACAAGTTCGCCGAGGCTACGGCAAAGGAGGCCGACGCCCTGGATCTGGCTGAACAGCGCCTCAAGAGCTTTTCAAGTAGCAAAGCCTTCATGACCAGCACGCCCACGGTGGTCGAAGGCCGGATCTGGCAACGCTTCCTTCGAGGCGACCAGCGGCGCTACTACCTTCCGTGTCCACACTGCCGGGAGCTGATCAAGCTCGAATGGCGCCAGGTGACCTGGGACGACGCCAAGACCGAGGACGGCAAGCACGACCTGGCCAAGATCCGGGCCTCCGCCCACTACGTCTGCCAGCTCTGCCTCGGTAAGATCAGCGACGCGCACAAGGTGGCAGCCCTCCGGCACGGCCAATGGCGTCCGGAGAATCCAAACGCCATGCCCGGCGTGCGGTCCTACCATCTCAGCAGCCTCTACAGCCCGGATCGCAAGTGCACCTGGGGACATCTGGCCGTGGCCTTCATCGAGGCCAAGGCATCCATGGCCGGCCTGCAAGGCTTCATCAACGGCAACTTGGCCGAGCCCTGGGAACAGCAGGACGTGCAGCAGGAACGCCCCGAGGCATCGGCCGCGGTCACGATCACCGGAGGCCGCCGCTACCTGACCGCAGACGTCCAGGCCGTGGCGCCGTTCCTCTGGTGGGTCTGCCGGGAATGGAAGGACGGCAACAGCACCCTGGTGGCTGCCGGCCATGCCGATGACTTCGCTGCCCTCCGACGGGTGCAGGTGGCCCTTGAGGTGCATGACATGGATGTCGGCATTGACTCAGGCTTCAACACCCAGACGGTCTACGATGCCTGCGGTGCCTATTCCTCGGTGACCTCCAACCCTATCAGCTACCCGTGCGGCCTGCGGTTCCCGCCGGAGGGCGGTCTCCGAAAGCCTGCCCTGGTAGGATGGCTGCCGCTCAAAGGCAGGGAGACCGGCGCCCGGTTCACGACATCAAGCGGGGCGGTGCACCCGTTCGGCCTGTCCACGTCTTCCTCGATGCGGACCGATGTGGTGCAGCCCCTCCTAGTGTTCGACACCGAGCACCTGCGGGATATGCTGTCCAGGCTGCGGAAGGGCGACATCGACCGGGAATGGGGCGTCCACCAGGAGCCTCCTACCGTCCAGGCCGAAGGCGCCTATGTGGCCGATCCGGATCTTTACTGGCGCCACCTCGACTCTCACCTGCTGCGGCCCCAAGCCAACCGCGCCGGCCGCATTAAGCACGTCTGGGTCAAGCGCAACCAAAAGTGGCCCGACCATCTACACGACTGCGAGATCATGCAACTGGCCATGGTGATGCTCTGGAATGACCTTACGTCAAGCGATGTCCAGTCTTAGCTAAGCCATTGAACAGGCTAAAAAATGTGAAAGCCTCCAGCCCGAGGTGTTCACTTTCACGGTCGCAATCAAGCGTGCCTATCTTCGCAGTGTCTACAGCGCCCTCGGTGGCGCGACACTGCTGGCCGCCCTGACCTCGAAGGTCATTGCCGCGGCCTCGGTGATCGAATCCGGCCAGGTTGTTCGGTCGACATCTTCCTCGGATGTCTCGGTCGAGTTTGCCGAGCCCGGTAAGGGCGCCCCCACACCCTCAGAGATGGTCGAGATGTGGGAAAGCCTGATCGCCGACTACGATCTGGCGGTCTATCTACTCGGCCAGGACGGCATCGCAGCCCCTACCGACACCCAGATCTTCAACAAAATGATGGCCGTTGTCCTGGTCGCTGTGACCAGTTACGGCGGCGACTTCTCAAACTTCCGTCGAGAGGGCGCCATCAGAACGGGGATGACCTAATGGGATTCCTCGACACCATCCTGGCTAAGTTCCGGTCGGCCCCTGTGAACCGCTACGAGGGCGCGTCCAACTCGATCCGGCGCTCATTCCTCGATACCAGCTACACCTCTGTCCGGTTCGATGTTACTGCCTCTACCCGGCAGCAGATCGTGCGAAAGAGCCGATTCTTCGAGCAGAACAACGCGGTGATGAACCGCCTCGGTGACCTGTTCGAGAATTACACGGTCGGCAGCAACTTTAGCGTGCAGCCGGCTTCCTCGGATCCCGACTGGAATCTCCGAGCCAAGAAATGGTGGGACACCTGGAGCCGTTATCCCGACATCGGATCCCGGCAGTCTTTCGGCACCCTCATGAGCCTGGCCGCGCGGGGCTGGTTCTACGATGGCGAATCCTTCCTGCTTCTGACCAAGGGCGACTCGGGCCGCCCCCGACTCCAGCTCATCGAGCCGCAACAGGTGGCAACACCTACCGGCCAGGAGCAATCGCCGGACATCTTCGATGGAGTCCGGTTTGATACCAAGACAGGCCGCGCTCTTTCCTACTTTATTGGGCAGGAAACGAACCAGGGCCAACTCACCGAAGTCCGGTCAATATCTTCCGACTCCATCGTCCACATCTACGAGGCCCAGCGTGCCGGCCAGCTCCGCGGCCTGCCCTTCGTGGCGTGCGTCATTAACGACCTGCACGACCTGGACGACCTCCAGAAGCTGGAGATGGAATCCTGCAA